CAAGATCGTATTGATCGAACCCATAAAGCTATGGACATACTAGGAGCATAAAAATGCAAGAATCTAAAAAGCAACAAAAGCGTGAAGAATCTCAAGTTATTAAATTGCGTAATGCAGTTTATGAATTTGGCAAAGAACTTAAAAAACATGAGTCAGAGCCAATGAGTAAGGCGCATCCTGAGAAGTCTAAAGGATCAGATCAAAAAGATGCGCCTCTGCCAAATATGCGGAAATACTAAAGTTTTTTAAATTCCTGATCCATATCTTTAAGGGTAAACATACGGCTTTTAATCCAAGCGTAAGTCCATATCCTTAAAGCTACTGGATTGTGATTGAATACATCAGGAAAAGTTTCAAAAAACTGTCTTTCGCACTCATCTTCAGGAATAGCCATTTCTCCTGCAAAAGGGATCTGTTCAAAAATCATTTGAGCCTCACTACTTTAGCTTTACGCAATACAGCTTCATATTGCTGCTTGGCATGATCGTCTAGCTTTCGCAGAGGAAGATTCTGCCAATAGGCCCATTTATCTCGATATTCTTGCTGTTCTGATGGAGGAGTCCAGCCGTTAAGTCTCCATCTAACAGTAATATCAGTTCCAGTAGCAGTCCAAATATGATCGTTGTCCATAGAACCTCCTATCGGCAAATAGTAACCCATTGGCAGCCTCCTCCTCCACAGACATATTGCTGCCAACAATTTGCGTGTTGAGCCATTACAAAACCAACTACAAAAAATGCTGCTGTTGCTATAAGCGCTTTTTTAAACATAGTGATTCTCCTTAAAATGGAATATCAGATTCAATATTAGATAAATCTACTGCTTTTGTTGGTGCTGCTCCTTTTTCTTCAGGCTCATTTAAGTAAGCAAGAATAGAACCTTCCTTCATAGCAAAAATAGGCAATGATTCTAGCTTCAACATTAACCCATGTTTGGTTTCCATGACAATACCAATAGATTGATAGCGTTTTTTCATAGTGCCATCATCGCCTTTGAACTCTGATACTGCTGCTTTTACAAAATATTTAATTGCCATTTCTTTTCTCCATAAGATTTACTTCCACTTCTACTTCACTTAAAAATTGATTGATTTCTGCTTGCATAAACAAAATAAACTCAGAATCTCTAGGAATACGCACTATCAATAATTGGCTTCTTTCAGGCATCCTAGGATCAAAACTAACAAAATCGCACCATTTAGCGCCTGTAACTGCCATTTGAGCTTGCATCTGAATAATGTATTTTTCAGGAGGCTTATTGGCTTTTATGTAAGACCAATGCGTAGCAGAGTTTGGACATTTAATTTCAATAAGACCATCGTTTGCAACCAAGCCATCAGGAGAACAGCCAAAACCAGCGATAGTAGGATGATTGACAAAGGCAATCTGATCCACAAAATTGCCTGTCGCAACCTCATACGCAACCCTGGCTTGTGGTTCTGTTTGAGTTCCCCATTCCATTGCACCATTGGTATATGATTCCTCTATGGTCTTTGTAACTCGTTGCAAGGCAAGCTCAATCAGATAGTTTCCTCGACTAGCTGAAGCACCTGATTTTGTCTTAGCCAATATATCAGCAACTCTAGAAGCTGTAACCTTTCCTAGGCGAAGTTGATGCCATTCAGCAGTTCCCTGTTGGACTGCTGCAACTCTATCTTCTGTAGTAAAAGTCGTCATTTTTGTTCTTTCAATAGTTTTTCAGCATAATCAAATTCTTGTTTGTATTTAAGTTTCAACGCTTCTATTTCATCTTGTTGTTTTCGCAACATAACTGATGCTTTTAATAAACTCCATCTAGTGATTTTTTCATTTTTAGTAATATCTATTTCGTCTGCTAATTTATATGCGTTCATTATTCAACCCAAATATAAAATAGAACAACTGCAATAAAAATCCAGCAAAGCAGTCCAGTTAAAGCAAAAAATCCAATTATGAAGCTCATTTCCGAGCCTCCTTTTCTCTAGTTAAAATTGCATCAAACATTGCTTTAAGCTCCCAATTCTGCTTTTTGAACATCTTTGGCTGCTGAAATTGTGGCAACTGCTGATTTATCTTTTGCAAGGGCTTTATAGGCTTGAGCATATTTTTCCTTTAGTTCATCAATCGTTTCAGATAAATTGATAATGTTTACCCAATATTGAGTTAATTCTTTTAGATCAACTGGATCTTCATCAGGCAAATCTTCTCCGCTATAAATGTATAGCGCCAAACCATGTAGTGCTATTGCTTTGACTAAACAACGCTGCATGGCGGTATTTACAGCCATTGCATCAGGGTTTTGAATAGCTTTGTTTTGATTGTTAATGACAGGCATTTGAGCTGTCATAGTTTTGCCAAAAGCGGTTACTGAGCAAAATACCATCAAAGTTTCAGCAAAGTAAACTGGATCACCATAAGTCCAAGTAGCTTGAGGATCTTGTTGGAGGAGCTGATCTACAGCCCATGACCATGACAGATAGGTAAATTTACCTTTTTTCTCTGTATGTTCGTTTACATTAATTTTTCGTAGTTCTAAAAATTTAGTCATCACTTTTTCCTTAGTCGTTGATTTCATTTTCTGCTGCATCCTTGGCAAATCGCTCCATGTAATCCAAGGCCATCATCATTACTTTTCTACCAATTTGTTCGTAATCTTGAGTATCAATAATGGCTTGAAGTGCATCAGCTCGTTCTTTATCTAGATCTCCCATAGCCTCTGCAACTGCTTGGGTTGTTCTGTAATCGTATTGAGCGCCTGGCTTCATTAGCTGCCAAGTGCGCTCCTCAATCTCATCAGAGCGATCATCGTAATCATTAGGCTCGTAGTAGGCATCAGCTCTATTCATTCCCATGTTAGAACCCTCCTAATAAGCCGTAGGCAAACATAGCGCCAAATGCTATTCCTGTTACTACAACTGCTATCCATTCAATAAATTGATTCATCACTTACTCCTTAAATTGTTTTTGGGAAAGAAAAATGGTCGGAAGATTCGCTAAAGCAATCCAATTTGCCATCTACATAAACAGCAAAAAAATTGGTTATTTTTAAAGCTAAATCAATAGCTTGATTGGTTGCAATACTGCAAGATTCGGCAGATTCAAATTGGGTAATAATTTGGCCATTTTTGTTGATTGCTTGGATTTTCATATAATTGCCTTTCATCACTTTAAAAATGCCCCCTTTCAGAGGCTGTCAATTAGTTAGTATAGCCTTGAGTTTTGCGAATTAATGTTGCAGCAGGAGCTTTAATTACTTTGGCTGAAAACTCAGCACCACTAGCAAATGGCAATGCTTGTTCCATCATGCCAGTTGCTTTGCGATCAGTAATTTCAAAACCATCTGCAACCCAGTTTTCTGTTACTTCAAATTCCACAACCCATTTAAATGTTTTCATCACTTACTCCTAGACTTTGGTTAAAAAATTTACTGCATGGGTAAACTTTATCATAAAAATCAACTTTGCAAATGTTTTTTTAAGTTTTTTCATAGGTGGTTTCCCTAATACAACAGAATAATTGATGCTTTTCATAATTTCATGCTAATATTTCTCAACTTTGAAAGGAAAAGTATGAATCCGATGGACTTACTAAAGATTGAGTTTGGGTCGCTTAAAGACCTGGCTGAAAAGCTCGATTTAAAGCCAAATACTGTGTATTTATGGGGTCAGAGCAACATTCCATTTAAGTATTTAAAGGCTATTGAGGAGCTTACAAACTACAAATTGACTAGAGAAATGCTTAGACCTGATCTGTTTAAAAAGGACTAAAAATGAACTTTTACCCATTTCATATTGGGGATTATTTGAGTCATACCTCGCATTTGACTGATGAGGAGGATTTGGCTTACAGGCGCATGATTGACCTTTATTACCAAACTGAAGAACCTTTTACTGATACAGCAAAACTGGCTAGAAAGGTTAGATCCAGCTTTGAAATAGTGGGTAGTTTGCTGCATGAGTTTTTTGTTTATGAGGATGATGCCTGGCATAACAAGAGAGCTGATGTAGAAATAGCTAAATACAAAGCTATGAAAGATGGGGGTCGCAAAGGCGCAGCATTAAGGTGGCATAAGGGAGGCGATACCCCCCCTATTACCCCCCCTAATCACTCCCTAATGCAAACCAAGAACCAAGAACCAAGAACCAAGAACCATATAACTACTACTCCTAAAGTCGTAACCCCTGAAGGGGTGTCAGTAGATTTATGGAATGATTTTTTGGTTTATAGGAAAAGATTGAAAGCTCCAGTAACAGATCGAGTTCTTGCAAGATTGATAAAAGAAGCTGAATTAGCCAAAATGCCATTAGATCAAGTGCTAGAAACCATCATTTTTAAGGGCTGGAGATCATTTGATGCTACATGGATTCAACAACAGGCTCAGAAAGCCTCAGAAATGCCTCTAGGAAGCGATCAACAGATAGAGGAGGCATACAGAGTCGAATGTGGTGGAGATCCTCGTATGGCTCGTTTTAACAGCTATTTCGAGATGAAGAAATTTATCCTTGATCAGCGTGATAAAAAAAGGAAGGTGGCATGAATGAGTTGGCTCTTTTCGCAGGCGCTGGTGGAGGAATACTTGGGGGACATTTGCTTGGGTGGAGAACAGTCTGCGCTGTCGAATGGGAAGCCTATCCAGCAAGCGTATTGTGCGCCAGGCAAAATGACGGACTTTTGCCGAGTTTCCCAATTTGGGATGATGTTCAAACCTTTGACGGAAAACCTTGGCGAGGAATTGTTGATGTCGTTTCTGGAGGATTTCCATGCCAAGACATTAGCGCAGCAGGAAAAGGCGCAGGAATTGAAGGTGAACGAAGTGGAATGTGGAAAGAAATGGCAAGGGTCATTTGCGAAGTACGACCCAAATATGTCTATGTGGAAAACTCCCCAATGCTCGTTCATAGAGGACTCGGTGTGGTACTTGGACAGTTGGCCGAGATGGGGTTTGATGCGTCATGGGGAGTGTTGGGAGCATCAGACATTGGAGCTAAACATCACCGAAAGAGAATTTGGATTGTTGCCAGACGGAGTGAGCTTCTTTCACACCCCAACAACAGGAGCGGATGGTGGAAGCAACAGTCGGAAAGCATTGAAGAAACGCAAGGAAGCTATATGGCCAACACCAACAACCCCATCAGGGGGCGGAAATGCAGGGGGTTCTGGGGCGCACAAAAACGCTATCAAGAATGGAACTTACATACCATCTTCAATCAATCCGAACCTGTACGAATGGTTAATGGGGTGGCCAATAGATTGGACAGACTTAAAGCCCTTGGAAACGGACAAGTGCCACAAGTGGCTGCTATTGCATGGGAATTATTAAATGAAAGAATATGACCCAAATGATGCTATCGACTTCATATTTCAAAATGCGCCAGCGTATGCAAAAGCAAAGGGACAACTCGCTGAACTTGAAGTTTATAGACACTCTTGTATTGCGATTAAAGCTAAAGAAGCAACTGGGACTTCGGTTGCAGCAAGAGAGATGGAGGCGCTTGCATCGGATGATTACCAAGCATTATGCAAAGCGATTGGAATTGCTACAGAACAAACGGAAGCACTTAAATGGCAATTAGAAGCCGCTAAGATGAGATTTGAAGCATGGCGCACAGAACAAGCAACAAACAGAAACATTGAAAGAATGACAAAGTGAACGACTATTCAGAAAATTACC